TTACGGGGTAATGCCAACCGCTGCCGCCACTTTGTCGCCACTTGGCAGCGTTGCCAGAGGATTGAAACGAAGCGCCGTTTCCAGATGATCCGGTGCCAGATGTGCGTAACGCATAGTCATTTTTATATCGTGGTGTCCGAGAATTTTTTGTAAGGCCAGAATGTTTCCACCCGACATCATGAAGTGCGCCGCAAACGTATGGCGCAGAACGTGTGTGAGTTGACCGCGAGGGAGCACGATAGACGTTTTTTCCATCACGGATAAAAATTGAAAATAACAGTCTGTGAAGAAATTGAACCCATCAAGCGCCATGATCTCTTCGTAAAGCTCTTTACTGATAGGGATGCTTCTGTTTTTCTTCCCCTTCGTTCTTACAAAGGTAATTCGGTATTTGGTCACCTGTGAGCGGGTAAGATTTACGGCTTCACGCCAGCGTGCGCCAGTGCTTAAGCATATCTTAACTACCAGTGCCAGAATTGGGTCCTGACGTTTACAATCAGCCAGCAATTCAACAATCTGCTCATGGGTAAGCCATGCCATCTCTTTTTCTGCGATGGTGAATTTTCGCATGTTCTCCAGTGGGTTCGGATACGACCATTCGCCCAGGCGGGATAGTTCGCTAAAAACACTACTAAGATAGCTTTGCTCCAGGTTAATAGTGACTGGGCTTGCTCCTTTTTTCCATTTCTCGCTGAAGTAGATCTCACCCGTCAGGCGTTTATCTCGATAGTGGGCAAACATTTTAGATGTGAGATCGGTTGCAAGGGGATTGCCCAGAGCGTCAACCATCAACAGCAATTTGTCATAGACATGCTGCCCAGCGGTTAGAGATTTACCATGTAGTTTGAACCATAGCTCAACTACGTCTTTCAGTGTTCGACGATCCACTGATTCACCCAGCCAGGGCTTTGCTTCGGTTTCTTCCATCGTGTGGCGCTCAAAAGCCAGAGCTTCGCCTTTGGTGGCGAATTGTTTACGCACACGACGCCCACTACGTCCGGCGGGGTAACATTCGCAAAGCCATTTCCCTGTGGTGAGTTTTCGTACTGCCATAAAAAATGCCCTCCAGTAGAGAGCATTTTTACTGTATGTATAACCAGTGTCAATGTATGAAATCCTACGACCATACATCTCACTGAAGCCATAATGAAGTTGGCTATTCTTTTTGCTATGTGAGCATGTAACTTTTGCGGTTAACCTGCGGCTCATTTTTATTTTAGACGCAGATATAAAAGCAAAAGTTATCGTGAGTTTTTAGTACAGATTTTTTTGGATTTACTAATAGTTCCATCATTGCAAACGAATTTGCCATCTGAGGTACAGTGAGAAACACCTCCCTTTTTCCCTGAGCAGGGATAATTTCTAGCATAGGTAGTTAGTGGGTTTAATAACAAAGAACATGACAAAACCACAAAAAATACCTTACCAAGCATAGTTTCCTCCCGGTACTATTTAACATACTTGACTGTTAAACTTATAATTTTACCAATTATTTCAATGTCTTCTATCTTGCATTCGAAGGCTCTGTTTCCACCCTCGACGAAGATTCTTCCACCGGGTAAACGAGTAATGTCACGGATCGTTATTTCGCCATCAATACTTATTACCCATTTACCATCACGTATATCATCAAATTCTTTATCACAAATAAATTCAGAATTGTTATCTGTGATGACAAAAGGTTTTTTAAACGTAGAGGGTAGAAATTCCTTATCAAAAATATAAAAACCGTCTTTCTGCAATGCTCCATCAGACAATAAATATTTTTCTACTTCTATAGTATTTGTATTTGCTGATGCTTGCTTTGAACCATGCCCTGTTGTTAGCCAATTAAGCGAGGTGCCGGTTTCAAGGGCGCACTGGATTACCCAATCTGCTGGAAAAATATCACGCATATAGCGCGTTGCCATGGTGCTCTTAGAAACACCTAAATGATCACAGAGAGCCTGACGGGTACCGAACCCATATGCTTCAACTAAACGTTCTATGGCTTTCTTACCGCCGCTATTGAAATCCACAAGTCCTCCAAAGAAATCCAAAATTCGTTGACAGATTCCAAAAGCGATCTTAAAGTTGAACCAGAAGTGTTCTTTTGGAGCCTTCACTACTAATCACGACAAACAACGGCTCGCCACAAGCCATATCTAGAAGGAATGTTGCCTTATGACACCTAACATTTCAATTACTCTGAATACACCACATGTCACAATCGAACGTTATAGCGAACTGACTGGCCTTTCTATTGATACGATTAACGACATGTTGGCTGATGGCCGACTACCTCGTCATCGTCTTCGTAAAGACAAAAAACGTGAAAAGGTAATGATTAACCTGGCTGCTCTGACTGTTGATGCTTTGTCTGCTTAATAGACGTCTATTTTCGCAATAAGACGCTGAGTTCGATTTTGCGATAAGTTCGGAGTTGAAAACCATGTTTGATTACCAAGTTTCCAAACATCCACATTTTGATGAAGCCTGTCGTGCATTCGCACTGCGCCACAATCTGGTGCAACTGGCAGAACGTGCGGGCATGAATGTGCAGATTCTGCGGAACAAGCTGAACCCAGCTCAACCTCATTTATTAACCGCACCAGAAATCTGGCTGCTTACCGATCTGACTGAAGATTCAACGTTGGTAGATGGTTTTCTGGCACAGATTCACTGCCTGCCATGCGTACCAATTAATGAGGTGGCAAAAGAGAAACTGCCACATTACGTCATGAGTGCAACCGCAGAGATCGGGCGTGTTGCTGCAGGTGCGGTATCTGGCGATGTAAAAACCAGTGCAGGTCGTCGTGATGCTATCAGCAGCATTAACTCTGTAACACGACTGATGGCGTTGGCTGCTGTTTCATTGCAGGCCCGTTTACAGGCTAACCCTGCGATGGCGAGTGCAGTTGATACCGTGACTGGCCTCGGTGCTTCATTCGGTTTGCTGTGAGGTGCTTATGCTGACGAAAGAACCATCATTTGCATCGCTGCTGGTAAAACAAAGCCCGGCAATGCACTACGGTCACGGCTGGATCACGGGTGAGGATGGAAAACGCTGGCATCCATGTCATTCACAAGATGAATTGCTGTCTGAATTGACCACGAGGAAACGGAGAAAGTCCAAATGTATGCGGCAGAAAGTGAAGTGGTTTATCAGTTTCGTTACAGAGGGGAGAGTTATTCAGTACCTGAAGATGATTTGCTCTGTTGCTATCCGTCATTGTCGGGCGATGGCAGTTACTTTTTCGCGTTAAAGGATGGGACGTTTTTACGGGGAGAGCAGGTTAAAGAGACGATACGAAAAAATGTATCTCCTCTTGAGCGTTACCGTAAGAACAAAGAACGATAGCTGCGTTTGGGGGATATGAAGTATGGCAATTAATGGCGCTGCAGCAACTGTTCCATTAAGCCCCGGTGAACGCCTGAATGGACTTAATCACATTGCGGAGTTAAGGGCGAAAGTATTTGGCCTGAATATTGAGTCAGAGCTTGAGCGGTTTATTAAAGATATGCGTGATCCACGGGATATCAATAACGAACAGAATAAACGAGCACTGGCTGCCATATTCTTTATGGCAAAAATTCCAGCTGAACGTCATAGCATCAGCATTAATGAGCTGACCACTGACGAAAAGCGGGAGTTGATTAAAGCAATGAATCATTTTCGTGCAGTGGTGAGCTTATTTCCCAGACGGCTAACCATGCCGAATTAACCAACTAATGAAATTAATGGCGTAAACCCGCCGGGTATCCCTTTATCTAAATTCAGGAGAATTGATTATGCGTAATATTGAAACCCTCAAGACTAAAACCGGACCGGATGATGCAGGGCTTAATATTTTACTGACAGAGGCTCGTCTGGAAGAACGCCGGGCAAGGGCTGAAGCAATGGCAGCTCGCCTTGATAGCCTGGCGTGTCATATCACATCCCGCCAGCTAAACCACGTCGAAGCAGCAGAACTACTGCGTGTAACTGCTGAAGCAATCCAGAACGAAGCGCAGGAGATCCACTAATGGCTGATGCAATGGATCTCGTACAGCAGCGCGTTGAAGAAGAACGCCAGCGCCATATCCGTGCTGCCCGTGCCAAAACGCCGGGCGTGTCCCGCGTGCTTTGCATTGAGTGTGAAGCGCCAATTCCGCCAGCACGCCGCCGCGCCATTCCAGGTGTGCAGCTTTGCATTACCTGTCAGGAAATCGCAGAGCTGAAAGGCAAACATTACAACGGAGGTGCTGTATGAGCACCATCCTGAAATGGGCGGGAAATAAAACCGCCGTAATGTCCGAACTGAAAAAACATCTTCCAGCTGGCCCGCGACTGGTTGAACCTTTCGCGGGTTCCTGTGCTGTGATGATGGAGACGGATTATCCCAGCTATCTGGTTGCGGATATTAATCCTGATTTAATCAACCTCTATAAAAAGGTTGCCGCTGATTGTGAATCGTTTATATCTCGCGCCAGAGTTTTATTTAAGGAAGCAAACAGGGAGGTGGCTTATTACAACATAAGGCAGGAGTTTAATTACTCAACTGAAATTACTGATTTCATGAAAGCGGTATATTTCCTGTATCTCAATCGTCACGGTTACCGTGGGTTATGTCGCTATAACAAGAGCGGGCATTTCAACATTCCCTACGGTAATTATAAAAATCCGTATTTCCCTGAAAAAGAAATTCGCGCATTTGCAGAGAAAGCCCAACGAGCAACGTTTATCTGCGCCAGCTTTGATGAAACGCTGGCGATGTTGAAGGCGGGGGATGTGGTGTATTGCGATCCGCCGTATGACGGTACGTTTTCCAGCTATCACACTGATGGTTTCACTGAAGATGACCAGTATCACCTGGCATCCGTTCTTGAACATCGGTCATCAGAAGGACATCCGGTCATTGTTTCTAACAGTGACACATCCCTGATCCGTTCGCTGTATCGCAATTTTACTCACCACTACATCAAGGCAAAACGCAGCATCGGCGTAGCAGCTGGTGAGAGTAAATCTGCAACAGAAATCATCGCTGTTTCTGGGGCGCGCTGCTGGGTGGGATTTGATCCTTCGCGTGGCGTGGATAGTTCTGCCGTGTACGGAGTACGTGCATGAGACATGCTGATATGAACAACTGCAGCGGCTTTAACGAGGCCGCCGCAGCATTCTCATGGAACAGCCCGAAAAAGGCGATTAACCCTTATCTGGACCCGGCGGAAGTTGCGCCGGTTTCTGCGCTTTCAAACCTGATCACTCTGTACGCTGCCGATAACAAGCAGGAACAACTGCGCCGCGAGGCACTGAGTGATCAGGTCTGGGAGCGTTATTTCTTTAATGAATCCCGTGATCCTGTCCAGCGCGAAATGGAGCAGGATAAGCTCATTAGCCGGGCAAAGCTGGTGCATGAGCAGCAGCGTTTTAATCCGGACATGGTCATACTGGCGGACGTTAACGCCCAGCCTTCCCATATCAGCAAGCCGCTGATGCAACGTATTGAATACTTCAGCAGCCTGGGCAGGCCAAAGGCTTATTCCCGCTATTTGCGTGAGACGATTAAACCATGTCTGGAACGACTAGAGCATGTACGCGACAGCCAGCTATCTGCATCTTTTCGTTTTATGGCAAGCCATGAAGGGCTGGACGGCCTGCTGATCTTGCCTGAAATGAGTCAGGATCAGGTGAAGCGCCTGTCTACCCTTGTTGCCGCGCATATGAGCATGTGCCTTGATGCAGCTTGTGGTGATTTGTATGCCACCGATGACGTTAAGCCAGAAGAAATCCGCAAGACATGGGAAAGGGTGGCGGCGGAAACCCTGCGTCTGGATGTCATCCCTCCTGCGTTTGAGCAACTCCGCCGGAAAAGAAACCGCCGTAAACCCGTACCCTATGAACTCATTCCGGGTTCGCTGGCGCGTATGTTGTGCGCCGACTGGTGGTATCGGAAATTATGGAAGATGCGTTTCGAATGGCGGGAAGAGCAGTTGCGTGCTGTTTGCCTGGTCAGCAAAAAAGCATCTCCCTATGTCAGCTATGAAGCCGTGATGCATAAACGTGAGCAGCGCCGTAAGTCGCTGGAGTTTTTCCGTTCTCATGAACTGGTGAACGAAGACGGCGACACGCTGGATATGGAGGACGTGGTAAACGCCAGTAGTAGCAACCCGGCGCATCGCCGCAATGAGATGATGGCATGTGTTAAAGGTCTGGAGCTTATCGCGGAAATGCGCGGTGACTGCGCCGTTTTCTACACCATCACCTGTCCGTCACGTTTCCATTCCACGCTAAATAACGGCAGGCCCAACCCGAACTGGACAAATGCGACGGTAAGACAAAGCAGTGATTATCTGGTCGGCATGTTTGCTGCATTTCGTAAGGCGATGTACAAAGCCGGATTGCGCTGGTATGGCGTGCGGGTGGCTGAGCCGCATCATGACGGTACAGTTCACTGGCACCTGTTGTGTTTTATGCGCAAAAAAGATCGCCGCGCCATTACTGCTTTGTTGCGTAAGTTTGCCATTCGTGAAGACCGCGAGGAGCTGGGTAATAACACAGGACCACGCTTTAAGTCTGAGCTGATAAACCCGCGCAAAGGTACACCAACAAGCTACATCGCGAAATACATCAGTAAGAACATTGACGGGCGTGGTCTGGCTGGCGAGATCAGCAAGGAAACGGGTAAATCTCTGCGTGATAACGCTGAATACGTTAATGCCTGGGCGTCTCTGCATCGTGTTCAGCAATTCCGCTTCTTTGGCATTCCGGGGCGTCAGGCTTACCGTGAACTGCGATTGCTGGCTGGTCAGGCGGCAAGGCAACAGGGTGACAAAAAAGCAGGTGCGCCGGTACTGGATAACCCGCGCCTTGATGCCATTCTGGCTGCAGCTGATGCTGGTTGCTTTGCCACCTACATCATGAAGCAGGGCGGCGTACTGGTTCCCCGTAAATATCACCTCATCAGAACCGCTTATGAAATCAACGAAGAGCCGACCGCCTATGGCGATCACGGTATTCGTATTTATGGCATCTGGTCACCCATTGCAGAGGGCAAGATCTGCACTCATGCAGTGAAGTGGAAAATGGTCCGTAAAGCCGTTGACGTTCAGGAGGCGGCAGCCGACCAGGGCGCTTGCGCCCCTTGGACTCGTGGCAATAACTGTCCCCTTGCTGAAAATTTGTACCAACAAGGGAAAGACAAATCAGCTGATGGGGATACCAGAACGGATATCACCCGTATGGATGACAAGGAGTTGCACGATTACCTGCACAGTATGAACAAAAAAGAGCGCCGGGAACTGGCTGCAAGGTTACGCCTGGTGAAACCGAAACGGCGTAGAGACTACAAACAGCGAATTACAGACCATCAACGACAGCAGCTCGTCTATGAACTGAAGTCCAGAGGATTTGATGGCAGCGAGAAAGAGGTCGATTTACTCCTTCGCGGCGGCAGCATTCCGTCAGGAGCAGGCCTGCGTATCTTCTATCGGAACCAGCGTTTGCAGGAAGATGATAAGTGGCGGAACCTGTATTAATTACGCGGGTTAACAATTCGTGCTCTTAATAATACCCGGCATATCAGGCTGATGAACGTAAAAAAACGTTTTACATCAGTAAGATTATTATATACTGTAAATATAAACAGTGGTTATGCATACAGTATTGCTTGTGGTGTCATAGGAGGAAAGATGCAGGACTATTTTTGGGAGTCTTTGAAGCTCCAACGCATTGATTTTTTTCTTAAGCTTGTAGCGGCTAGTGAGTGTAGTGATGAAGAGAAGGGGTTGGCCCTGCAGTGGGTTTCTGAACTGACAGATGAACTCATGGCAAAAATCAGAAGCCACGAATACAACCGCTCAATGGATGTCATCAGCTGAGGGGACTTTTATGCGCATTGAAATAATGATCGATAAAGAGCAGAAGATTAGCCAGTCTACCCTGGACGCCCTTGAATCCGAGCTTTACCGCAATCTGCGCCCCCTATATCCCAAAACGGTAATTCGTATCCGTAAAGGTAGCTCTAACGGTGTGGAACTGACCGGACTGCAACTGGACGAAGAAAGGAAGCAAGTGATGAAAATTATGCAGAAGGTGTGGGAAGACGACAGCTGGCTGCATTAAGAAACGTTGCTGGCGTCTGAACTTGCTTCTGGCGTCAGCAAGGTTGAACAACGAGCTATGCGAGGCGTTAGTGTCAATTTGTTATCTTAACCACTATATATGCCAGGAAATTAACAGTTCTTAAGAAACCGCTTGCATGATCGAGCGCATTGAACTTAAGTTTAAGTAACGAAATCAACAGATGATATTGTTGTCTAAATTTTAAAGATAATCTGTTGAGGTTGTAGGCGTCGGAGTGTAGACTTCCGCGCCATGTGAAAAGGGGGAGTTATGTCAAGCATCGCCGCATTTAGCCTGGGTAACCCAGTTGAACGTCTGGCAAGGGTTCTTAAAGAGAACCAGGACAAACTCAATCTTAGTAAAGATGGTTTTGTGTCCGTAGACTTGTCTAACAAAAGAGCAATGGATGCCATCAAGGCACAGATGGATAAGCTTGAAGGCATCAAAACGAGCACTGTAAAAGAGAAAACTAATAGAACCAGATAATGGCAACATTACTTTTAGCAGTGATTTTGGTTAGTGGTTTTATTTATGTAAACCTATCACTTTCAACAAGATACCGATATAAGCGTTCCAACGGCTGGGACGCTTATTTTTTTGTGGCTGCCTGGGGTATCGTTTTTTTTCTCCTTGGCGGTTTTTTCACCTTTATTTTGAACGTCAGCGGAGGGTTTCGTTGGCTGGCTAATGCCTTGAATCTAACACCTGACAGTTTTAATGGCATGTTGTCTTCATCGAAAGACAAACTTCAAAGAATAAATGAAATCAAACAGATAGCATGGGTTATGATTTCAATTGTTCTCGCTGCGATTTCAGGTTTTGGAAATAAGTTACGCACATCACGTGGAGATCGTCGCTGGGATGCCTTAGCTAAAGCTGTGGGTAATAACGCTTTCGAATCATTACTCATGGAAGCGTCCGCAAGACAGTTTCCGATCATAGCAACTCTGTCGTCTCGCAAAATCTATGTTGGTCTTGTTACTTGTCCGGCGTTAGAAAACGGGCTTTCAGAACACCTTGAACTTCTCCCGATGTTAAGCGGATATCGGGATAAAGATGATCTAACGATTAGTATCACGACTAACTATCACCAACATTATCTTGATAGTGGTGTGATAAGTGGAATGTCTCGGCTTAATATCGAAGATTTCCGTGTGCTCATACCAAAAGATGAGGTTGAAACAATTTCGTTTTTTGATACTGAGACATATAACAAATTTAAAGAAAATGAAGCCAGGGATAGAAAGAACTGTCGAAAGATTGGTAGTAAAAGTGCATCTTCGCGCAGCAAGCGTGCAGCAGATGCTGAGTCAAATGATCGTGCATGACTATGCTGCATGAGATCGCATGATCGTTTGAGGATCGTTTTTGCTAAGGCCCGCCAGAACTGGCGGGCTTTTGCGTAGATCATGCACCTGCATGAAAACTACTACATAAAGCGGGCAGGCGTGGCGGGGATACGAGCGCGCGCTGAGCTGCATTCACTTGAATAATCCGTATGTTAGTGCTAGCCTAGCTGTGCCCTTAGCAGGAAAGTACATTCAATATGTTACTTTCTAGTGGTTGGTGTTTAGCCAACTCGTATGGATTGCTTGGTATCTCGACACAAGTTAGCCTTGTGTCATTTATAGACACCAGGCTAACTTGTGTCTCGGGAACTCTTGTATGGGCATTAATTGTTATGTGGTTTAAACATCCTAGATATTTACGAGCAAAAGAAAATTTTATTTCAAGTTTTTTTCCAAGTAACTTGAATTCTTTTAATTATATCCTGCCAAAAGTATTATTTATTTGTGGAGGAGATGAGACTTATTGTTCAAATAGAGGGATGCTGGAAAAATATATTGCTAAGCATCATAAAGAATTTGTTACTTTTCGAGCAGAATTAGCATGGGAAGTAATTAGCAATTTAGGAACTCATAGTAATGTGAATGCGCTATCACTTGAAGAATGGCTTGCGGATTTTTCTGATGTGGTAATTATTCTCGTAGAGAGTTATGGCACTGTAGCTGAATTGGGCGCATTTTCATTAAGTCCTGTTTTACGTAAAAAACTTCTTCCTATATTAGATAAAAAGTTTGAAAGTCATAAGTCATTTATCAATACAGGGCCCGTAAAATGGGTTGATAGTGAATCCAAATTTGGCCCTACAATCTATACTGAATTTGAGACAATTTTAACGTGTATGCCTAAAATAAATGAAAGGCTAAATAGGAAAGTTCAATCAAACATAACTAATACAAATTCAATAGGTGATTACAAATATTCACCAAAAATTTTTTTATTTTTTGTGCTCGTTGTTATATCTTCTTTAGGTCCAATAACAATTCCTGAGATTATTAATATCACAGGTAGGTTGATAAATTATAAAATTAATAAAAATATTTCATTTGTTGTTTCTATTGGAGTTGCCCTTGGGATTTTTAAGGAAAGTCGATTTGAGGGCGTGACCCATTATTCATGTGTCGATTATATTAAATTTTTTAATCATGAAAAGATGAAAGATTTAGTTGAAAGTATTCAACGAAGTAGAGCTAGATCATTATCCGATTTAATAATGATATCTAAATTCAAAGCAGAATTAGAAAGGATCATGTGATATGTTAATTGAGTATCTAGCTAAAGTTTTACTGTTAGAAGCTGATTTTATATTAAAAGTTGCAAATGATGCTAACTCGCATTATGGTAAATTTTCTGTACCTAAAAAAGGCGGTGGGACAAGAATCGTCTATCAGCCCTCTAAAGAATTAAAAGTTTTGCAGAGATTACTTCATGATAATGTTCTGTCGAAATTGCCGATTCATCCAAATGCTGTAGCATATCAGCAGGGTTCATCAGTGTTCAAACATGCAAGCATTCACAAAGCTAAACGTTTTATGCTTAAGATGGACTTTGAAGGTTTTTTTGATTCAATTAAGAAAAGTGATGTTGAGAGATTTATAAACGACAACAAGCATTTCTTCAGTGATGATTGGTCAAAGGATGATACTGATTTGCTGGTAAAAATAGTATGCTTTAACGGGAGACTGACTATGGGTGCTGTTAGTTCCCCTGTGGTAAGCAATGCTATATGCTATGAATTAGATCATATATTGAATGAATTTTGTCTTTCAAAAGGTATAACATATACACGCTATGCTGATGATATGTACTTCTCAACAAACGAAGAAAATGTATTGAAGCAAATACCACCTTTTTTACGCTCGAATTTAAAAAATTTGAAATACCCATCAAAACTATGGATTAATAGAAAAAAGACACTGCATATGTCAAAGAAAAATAAAATGATGGTTACGGGTGTGACTTTGACAACAGATGGTGGAGTATCCTTAGGGAGAGATAAAAAAAGGATGGTTAAATCGCTTATTTTTAAATGGGAGGCTCTTGATGAGAAGAAAAGGCTATTTCTTCAAGGATATTTATCGTATTGCAAAAGTGTTGAGCCATTATTTATTAATAGGCTTTGTGCGAAATATTCATCAGAGCTGATTGATGAAATCCAGAGATATCAACCTGTAGTATCAGAATAACGTGTGTGCGCATGAAAATTTCCATGCGCATTTTCTTAAAAACAGTAGTCATTAAATGAAATAATTTCTTTTCCAGCCCAGTTATTCAGTGATTCAAAATTCTTTTGCAATGGCATTAACTCATTCCGCACAAACACTTTGCTTGCCTTCTCCACATCCCCAAATCCCCCAACATTATTAGGCATAATCCCCATCATCTGCGGCGGCACGCGGTGTGCCGCCATCATGTCATCGCGACTAACATTTTTGATATTCAAAAACTCATCTTTCGCCGCGACTTCTGACAATGGGATGATCTGAAGCCCGTCTTTTTTGCCGTTAGGCGAGTACATAAACAGGTTGCGGAAGTTGCCTGGCCCTTTGGCGCTTTTCATCGCGTTGCGGAGGTTGTTCACATCCTCCTGGTTCTGAGCGGCATCGGTCATGTACATTATGAATCCTGCATGGCTGCCATTAATATAATATTTGCGTCGGAACAGCGTGGCGGACTCGTTGAGCAGGGCTGACGGAATGGCAGAAAGATAACCGGGCAGGCCGTAGATCTCCTGGTTGATATCGGGTTCCATCAGATGAAAGATGCTGCCTTTCGTGAACTGATACGGCTGGGTTGTCATGCCGTATTGCACAAACCAGTAGGTATCCAGGTCTAACCCACGTCGGGTGTATTTTGCCAGAGCAGGCTCAAGGGCGATAACTTCACCGAACCGGTTCGTGCGTTTCTCCAGGTATGCGTTACCAAATACCAGATAGTCCTGCACAAAACGTGAAAAAGCCTGCTGGCTGAGAAGCGGGTGAGGGATGTAGGTACTGGTCAGAATGTTGCATTTCACCGCAATTGGTGAACTGTGATGCACGGCAGCGCGGAAGGTTCGCGCCAGTCCGTCAAAACTCACTGGCGGCTCATACCAGCGATCTGTCTGTACGCATTCCACATAGTCCAGCAGTTCGCGGCGGTCCAGAACAGGAACGGGATCGCCAAAGCTGAATGCTTCGGCTGAAGTCTGGCTTTTATGCTGAATCTGGTTCGTCGACACAGCGCGGTTCTTCTTACTCTTTCCCATCAAAAAATCTCCACAATATTGCTGGTATTGGCGGACTCGCCCTGCAGCGGTTCGTTAAACAGTGCGTGCATTGTTGCCCACGCCAGATCGGCATGGCTGGCTTCTTCGCTGCGGCTGGCTTCATAGGTCGGGCGGTTGCCGCTGGCGGTGGTGGCGCGACGGATTGCCATAAATGACTGCGCTATGTCGGTGTGTCCGGCGTCAAACTCCAGACGGCGGTGACTGATAATGTCGTAGGCCTTGAGTACCAGGGCATTTTTAACGTTGGGGTTGTAGACAAACTCCCGGACGGCAGGAAAAAACGCTTTCACGTTCTCGTAAACCCCGTGACCGACGCCGGTTGAGTCGATACCGATGTATGTCACGTTGTACTGTTCAGTCAGTTTTTTGATGGCGTCAGCCTGGGCGCGGAAGTCCATCCCGCGCCACTGGTGACGCTCAAGAATGCGGAACTTACCGCCCGGCACGGCTGGCGGTGCCACCACTACGCATCCGGCGCTGTCGCCGTTCTGCGTACCTTTTGCCGGGTCATAACCGATCCACACTTCGCGCCAGCCAAACGGGCGCAGCGCCAGTGCATGAAAGTCGGTCCAGACTTCCCAGCTGTCCACCATGCACGCCTGTAGTTCGCTGAGCGGGAACACGGACGCGAGATCGTCCACAAACTCGCACATCAGCAGGTTCTGGTATTCGTCCGGGCTGTATTCCATGCGCAACTGGTCAAGGTCGAACAGGTTACAGCCGCCGCGCACCGCATCTTCGACGGTGACTATCTGGCGGTATTGCCCGTCAGCGCACAGCAGGCCGGGGGCCAGATTGTTGTGGGACAGGTCGATGTCCACCTTGTCGGCTTTGTTGCGTCCGCGGTTGAACAGCGCACCGGACCAGAACGGATAAGCACTGTGGGTCAGGCTGGATGGTGTGGAAAAATAGGTCTGCCGCCATTTCTTGTGAATAGCCATACCGGAAGCCACTTTGCGTAGCTCCTGAAATTTCGGTATCCAGAAATATTCATCCAGATACAGGTTGCCGTGATAACTCTGGGCCGTGCGGGCATTGGTGCCGAGGAAGTAAAGCGTGGCCCCGTTAGGAAGCACCATCGGATCGCCTTTCAGTTCCACATCCACTTCTTTGGCGAAGTCGATGATGTACTGCTTAAAGACGTGGGCCTGTGCCTTACTGGCGGAAAGGAAAATCTGGTTACGTCCGGTCAGCAGGGCGTCAATCAGGGCTTCACGGGCAAAATAGAAGGTCGCGCCGATCTGGCGTGACTTCAGCAGGTTGCGGATGCGGTTGGTTTTTCCGGCTTCCCACCAGTGGCGCTGGTAGTTGAACATGGAGGAATGAAAGATTTCTTCCAGCTTCTCAATCTGTTCATCGGTGAAAACATTCTTTTCCGGCTGACGGCGCGGGCCTTTGTTACGGTTGGCGACGTTAGGGTTTAAGTCGGCTTCGTTGCCGCCATTGTTAAACTTGCCGATCCGCGCGTGGCGTTCCGACTGGCGCGCCAGCAGGTCAATCTCTTTGAAATCTTTCCCTTCTTTGTGCTCCTTCATAATGAGCTGGCAGTAGCGTGCGGCGGTGGTGAGCTGCATCTGATCCAGCGGCCCATAGTCACCCCACTTGTCGCGTTTTTTCCAGCTGTGAACGGTTGCAACTTTCTCGCCCAGCATTTCAGCAATGCGGGCGACGCGGTATCCCTGAAAGTACAGCAGCATGGCCTGCCGACGGGGATCGAGATCTGCGGGTGTCAGTGTGGTGTTCATGGCACAAACCTACAGCCTTGAATGAAGGCTTTCCCCGCCTGCGGTTTGTGTGATTGTCGGTACAAATACCGCGCATTGTTTCACTGCCCCTATCACCGCAACCATAAGGCTCCAGTAAGTTTTTTCTAACGGAGCACGGCTCATGACAGTGAAAGCAAAGCGTTTTCGCATCGGGGTGGAAGGTGCCACCACCGACGGACGCGAAATCCAGCGTGAATGGCTGGAACAGATGGCAGCCAGCTACAACCCGGCGGTGTATACCGCGCTGATTAACCTTGAGCACATCAAGTCTTATCTGCCGGACAGCACCTTTAACCGCTACGGCAAGGTGACGGCGCTGTTTGCTGAAGAAATCAAGGAAGGTCCGCTGGCAGGCAAGATGGCGCTGTATGCCGACGTTGAGCCAACGGAGTCCCTGGTGGAACTGGTGAAAAAAGGCCAGAAATTATTCACCTCTATGGAAGTCAGCCCGAAGTTCGCTGATACGGGCAAAGCCTACCTGGTCGGCCTGGCTGCCACTGATGACCCTGCCAGTCTGGGCACTGAAATGCTGACATTCAGCGCCAGTGCAGCCCATAACCCGCTGGCAAACCGCAAGCAGAATCCTGCCAATCTCTTTACCGCTGCAGAAGAAACGGTGATCGAACTGGAGGAAGTCCAGGACGACAAACCGTCCCTGTTTGCCCGCGTCACGGCGCTGTTCACCAAAAAAGAGCAGTCAGACGATGCCCGGTTCTCTGATGTGCATAAGGCCGTGGAGCTGGTCGCCACTGAGCAGCAAAACCTGAGTGCGCGCACCGAAAAATCCCTGTCTGAACAGGAAGAACGCTTGTCTGAGCTGGAGACAGCCCTGCAGGCACAGCTGACCGCCTTTGACGAACTGGTGGACAAGCTGAGCCATGAAGACAGCCGCCAGGACTACCGCCAGCGTGCAACAGGCGGTAACGCCCCCGCTGACACTCTGACCAATTGCTGATGGAGCACAAAACCTGATGAAGAAGAATACCCGCTTTGCTTTTAACGCTTACCTGCAGCAGCTGGCGCGTCTGAACGGTGTGGCAGTTGAAGAACTGTCCAGCAAGTTCACCGTGGAGCCGTCTGTGCAGCAGACGCTGGAAGACCAGATCTTCCCGCCGAATGCGCTGCTGATCACCCGTCTGGATAACCTGTCCATCTACTGGCAGGAAGACACCCGCCGCCGTTCAGTTATCGACAACCCGAAACGTGACCGGATTGAAAACTTTGAATCCGTTAACGAAGCCTATGTGGTTGAGGACTACCGCTGCGCCGCACTGGTGGAAAACATCCAGATTGGTGATTTCAGCGCCGCCGCAGCCGAAACAGGAGCGTAATCCATGAGCCTGAGTCCCGCACGGCAGCATCGCCTGCGCGTTCAGGCTGAACAGGCCGCCCGCGAGGGCGGCAGTGTTCGCCACGCATCGGGCTATGACCTGATGCTGCTGCAACTGGCGGAAGACCGCCGCCGTCTCAAGGGCGTTCAGTCCACGGTCAAAAAAGCGGAAATCAAGGTGGAGCTGCTGCCGAAGTACGCCGCCTGGGCAGAGGGTGTCCTGGCTGCCGGAGGCGCTCAACAGGATGACGTGCTGATGTACGTGATGCTGTGGCGCATTGATGCCGGAGATTATGCCGGAGCGCTGGAGATCGGGCGTCATGCCCTGCGTCATGGCTGGGTGATGCCGCTGGGTAACCGCAACGTGCAGACCGTGCTGGCAGAGGAAATGGCAGACGCCGCGCAGAGCGCAATGCTTGCCGCCACCGGCTTTGATGCTGATCTGTTGCTGCAGACGCTGGAGCTGACAGACGGTCTGGATATGCCGGACCAGTCACGGGCGCGTCTGCATAAAGCGATTGGCGTTGTCCTGAGTGAAAGCAATCCGGCGTCCGCCCTTAATCATCTCAACCATGCGTTACAGCTCGATCCCCGCTGTGGCGTGAAAAAAGACAAACAGCAGCTGGAGCGCAGACTGCGCAATGACAGCCGCTGACAGAACGTGCCCCCGCGCACGGGCGGCACGGGGTGGCGAAAGGCACAGCCTCATCAAAACCCCGTCCACCGCCCTCTATTTCAGGAGAAAGCAGCATGAAGTTTGTTGCGCCAGAACAGGCACCGGAACAGGCGGAAATCATCAGAAATACGCCGTTCTGGCCTGATGTGGACCTGTCGGAGTTTCGCAGTGTCATGCGCACTGACGGCACGGTGACGCAGCCGCGTTTAAAGCAGGTTGCCCTGTCGGCAATTTCGGAGGTCAACGCAGAGCTGTATGAGTTTCGCAGACGCCAGCAGATGCTGGGGTATGCCTCGCTGGCAGAGGTTCCGGCGGAACAGCTGGACGGGAAAAGTGAGCGCATTCAGCACTATTTCAACGCGGTTTACTGCTGGGCACGCGCCATGCTCAACGAACGATACCAGGACTATGACGCCACGGCATCCGGTGTGAAGCGAGGCGAAGAACTGGCGGAAGCCAGCGGTGATTTGTGGCGTGACGCCCGCTGGGCCATCAGCCGGGTGCAGGATGCGCCGCACTGCACAGTGGAGCTTATCTGATGAAAGTGCGTGCGTATCAGTATGACACGGTGGACGCGCTTTGCTGGCGTCATTACGGGCGCACGCAGGGTGTCACGGAGCAGGTACTGAAGGCAAATCCGGGGCTTGCCGAATACGGCCCCTTTTTACCTCACGGGCTGCAGGTGGAGCTGCCGGACATACCGACCACCACCACCGTGCAGACCGTCCAGCTATGGGACTGAATTATGACGCTTGAGCGAATCAGCGCCTTTATCACGTATTGCATCGCCGTCGTGCTGGCCTGGCTGGGCGATTTGTCCATCAAGGATGCCTCAACGCTGGGCGGCCTGATGATTGGTGTGCTGATGCTGGCTATCAACTGGTACTACAAACACAAAGCCTACCAGCTTCTGCGCGACGGGCAGATCTCGCGGGAGGACTATGAATCCATCAATCGTTAAACGCTGCCTTGTCGGGGCCGTGCTGGCTATTGCTGCCACGCTGCCGGGTTTTCAGCAGCTTCACACCTCCGTGGAGGGGCTGAAACTGATTGCCGATTACGAAGGCTGTCGTCTGCAGCCGTATCAGTGCAGCGCGGGTGTCTGGACCGACGGCATTGGTAATACATCGGGCGTCATTCCCGGCAAAACAATCACGGAACGACAGGCAGCAGAAGGGCTGATCTCCAACGTGCTGCGTGTGGAGCGGGCACTGGAAAGGTGTGTGAAGCAACAGCCACCACAGAAGGTGTATGACGCTACGGTGTCGTTTGCCTTCAACGTGGGGACGGGCAATGCCTGTAGTTCCACGCTGGTGAAATTGCTCAATCAGCGGCGCTGGGCGGATGCGTGCCGACAGTTGCCGCGCTGGGTTTATGTAAAAGGTGTGTTTAATCAGGGGCTGGATAACCGCCGTGCGCGGGAGATGGCCTGGTGTTTACAGGGAGCAAACTGAAATGAAAAAGAAATTAATCAGCGGACTGTTTCTGATGTTATGGATGGCGCTGTTAATCGCAGCAATGGTGTATCCGCAGGGGATCTTTCCGGTACTGGCAGCGTCCGGCGTTTGGGTAGCCTGTTTGCTGACATGGGCGGTAATTCCGGTAGCACTGGCTGCGTTAATTCAGAATGGCCCGCTCTGGCAGGAGTTAAGGGCATCTTTGCTGAAGACAATTACCCGAAAAGAAAATGTATTTATCTGTTGGGTGATGCGATTGCTGATTGTTGTAAGTCTCGCATGGACGGGGTGGGCTATTACCCTGGTCTTTTATCTGCTGACCGTTATTGCCTTCTGGATCACCCGTAATCAGATGGCGCAACAGGTAGCAGCATGAACCGGTTGCTGCTGGTTGTGCTGGCGTTATTACTGGCGGCGCTGGGCTGGCAGACGTGGCGGCTGGCTGATGCCAGCCAGACCATCAGCACGCAGGCAAACGAGCTGCAGAGCAAAAGCCAGGCACTGGCAAAGAGCAACAGCCAGCTTATCAGCCTGTCCATTCTGACTGAAACCAATAACCGGGAGCAGGCGCGGCTCTATGCCGAAGCAGAACAGACCAGCGCACAGCTGAGACAACGACAACGCCGGATCGAGGAACTGAAACGTGAGAACGAGGATTTACGCCACTGGGCTGATACTCCTTTGCCTGCTGACATTATCCGGCTGCGGGAACGTCCGGCACTCACCGGAGGTGCAGCTTACCGTCAGTGGTTGTCCGCGAGTGACGCCGTGTCGGCTGGAGCAGGCAGCACCGCGCACTAACGGTGATCTGAATGCGTTGCTGGATGAAACGGAGGCCGCCTGGGCGGTCTGTGCAGACAAAGTGGACATGATTATTGCGTGTCAGGAGCGAAACAGTGAACAAACCACAATCCCTGCGCCACGCCCTCAATAAAGCGGTGCCTTATGTCCGCAATAACCCGGACAAACTGCATCTGTTTGTGGATAACGGTTCGCTGGTTGCCACGGGGGCCAACTCCATGTCGTGGGAGTACCGTTACACCCTGAACGCGGTGATTGAGGATTTCAGCGGCGACCAGAATCTGCTGATGGCCCCGGTTTTGCTGTGGCTGAGGGATAACCAGCCCGATGCCATCAATAACCCGGCGTTACGGGAAAAACTATTCACCTTTGAGGTGGATATTCTGCGCAACGATGTCTGTGATATCAGCCTGAACCTGCAACTGACGGAGCGTGTGCTGGTCAGCACTGACGGTAGTGTGTCGAGCGTTGAAGCTATAGCGGAACCTGATGCACCTGAAGAAATGTGGACGGTGAAACGTGGCTGAACTGCAGAAGGTGGACGACTGGCTGAGTGCCTTGCTGGCGAATCTGGAACCAGCCGCCAGAAGCCGCATGATGCGCCAGCTGGCGCAGGAACTGCGCCGGACACAGCAGCAGAACATCAGGATGCAACGCAATCCTGATGGCAGCAGCTATGAACCGAGGCGAGTAACAGCACGCAGTAAAAAAGGCCGTATCAAACGGCAGATGTTTACAAAACTTCGCACCACAAAATACCTGAAAACCGCCGCCAGCGAGGACTCTGCCAGCGTGCAGTTTGAAGGTAAGGTGCAGCGCATTGCCCGCGTCCACCATTATGGCCTGCGTGATCGCGTCAGCCGCAAAGGACCGGAGGTCCGTTACGCAGAGCGTCGCCTTCTGGGCGTAAATGATGATGTTGAGGCAATGACCCGCGACATGATTCTGCAATGGTTGGCGGGGTGATTTTTGTATCAGCACTGATACAAGTTGCAGCACTGCCGCCTTTCTTCCCCTGATGGCAACCTTTCCCTATGAACGCACAATTAACCGAAATCATGCGCCTTATCACCAACCTGATCCGCACTGGGGTAGTCACCGAAGTGGACCGGGAAAACTGGCTTTGCCGGGTGAAAACAGGCGACTTAGAAACCAACTGGATCAGCTGGCTGACCCTGCGTGCCGGGAATGCCCGGACATGGTGGCGACCATCGGAAGGTGAGCAGGTGGTGCTGCTGAGTCTGGGCGGCAATCTGGAAACCGCCTTTGCGTTACCCAGACCGTGCGTATGGTGTTGATTACCAGCAGCACGGACAATATCACCCTGAAAATCGACCCTGCTGTAGTACTGGCAACTCGCAAGTATGTGGATGACAAAATATCAGAGCACGAACAGTCACGACGTCACCCGGACGCCTCGCTGACCGCAAAAGGTTTTACTCAGTTAAGCAGTGCGACCAACAGTGAATCCGAAATACTGGCCGCAACACCGAAGGCAGTGAAGGCTGTACTGGCTGGGACACGGTGCTGAATGCCGACGCAACGGCATATGCCACCGCCCGTGCGCTTGGTCTGCGTGCCAAAATTGATGAGCAGACAGGGTGGCACAAAAGCCTGTCCAACGTGGGCGTGAACGGTGTCACCGGAATTTCTGCTGATGTGTTCTGGGATCTGCAGGACCCGGCAACTGATGCAGGTCTGCTGAACCAGAACGACGTCACCACGCTTGTGCGTAAAGACGGTTTCCGCTTCTGGGGTTCCCGCTGCCTGAGTGATGACCCACTCTTTGCCTTCGAAAACTACACCCGCACGGCGCAGGTGCTGATGGACACGATGGCAGAAGCGCCAATGTGGGCGGTCGATAAACCGCTGAATCCGTCGCTGGCCCGCGACATTATCGAAGGTATCCGCGCCAAAATGCGCAGCCTGATCAGTCAGGGCTATCTCATTGGTGGCGATTGCTGGCTGGATGAGTCGGTGAACGACAAAGACACTCTGAAAGCTGGAAAACTCACCATCGACTACGACTACACACCAGTGCCGCCACTTGAAAACCTGATGCTGCGTCAGCGCATCACCGATCAGTACCTGGTGAATTTCTCCAGCCAGGTCAGCGCGTAAGGGGACAACATGGCTTTACCACGCAAATTAAAACACCTGAACCTGTTTAACGACGGGAACAACTGGCAGGGGATCGTTGAGTCGCTGACGCTGCCGAAATTCACCCGCAAATATGAGAAGTATCGCGGCGGCGGAATGCCGGGTGCAGTGGATGTGGATCTGGGACTGGATGACAGTGCTCTGGACACAGAATTTTCCATTGGTGGTACTGAACTGCTGCTGTTTAAGCAGATGGGCAAAGCCACGGTGGATGGCATCCAGTTGCGCTTTACCGGCTCTATCCAGCGTGACGATACCGGAGAAGTGCAGGCCGTGGAGCTTGTGGTGCGTGGACGTCACAAAGAAGTGGATTCCGGCGAGTGGAAGACGGGCGAAAGCAACACCACCAAAGTGACCAGTACCAACAGCTACGCGAAGCTGACCATCAATGGTGAGGTGCTCTATGAAGTGGACCTTATCAACATGGTGGAAATTGTGGACGGTGTGGACCTGATGGAAGCGCACCGCAACGCCCTCGGCCTCTGATCTATCTGAACGGCGCGGGATACCGCGCCAGAACCCAATTTACAGGACAACAAAATGAACGATAAGCAGACTGAAAAGACCATTCAACTGGATACCCCCATCATGCGCGGTAAAACAGAAATTACCGAAATTGTGTTGCGTAAACCGCAGTCCGGTGCGCTGCGCGGTACACGCCTGCAGGCCATTATGGATATGGATGTGAACGCGATGATGACCGTGATCCCCCGCATTTCCAGTCCGGCACTGACTGCACAGGAAATTGCAGAGATGGACCCGGCAGATCTCACTGCCATGTCGGTTGAGGTTGTCACTTTTTTGTTGAAGAAGTCGGTGCTTGCCGGTTTACCGACAGCCTGACGGTTGACGATCTGGTGGCAGATATCGCCACCATTTTTCACTGGCCGCCATCCGTTACTGACGTTATGCCGCTGACCGAAGTGCTGGAATGGCGGTATAAAGCGATTCAGAGAAGCGGGGCCAACGATGAGTGATAATAACCTGCGCCTGCAGGTCATTCTTAATGCGGTTGACAAACTCACCCGCCCATTCCGTGCTGCACAGGCCAGTTCGAAAGAGCTGGCTGGCGCAATCAGAAACTCCCGTGACGCATTAAAGCAACTCAATCAGGCGGGTAACAGCCTGGAAAAATTTCGCAAGCTGCAGGCCGATAACAAAAAGTTAGGCGACAGGCTGAACTATGCCAGACAGAAGGCAAATTTGCTTAGTTCTGAGCTGGAAGCGATGGAACAACCATCACAACGGCACCTTGTGGCTTTAGGTCGGCAAACGCTGGCAGTCCAACGCCTGGAAGAACAACAAAAATATTTGCAGAAGCAAACGGCGCTTGTGCGTGCAGAACTGTACCGGGCGGGAATTTCTGCGAAAGATGATGCGGGAGCAACTGCCCGTTTAGCCCGTGAAACATCACGTTATAACCAGGAACTGTCGAAACAGGAGGCGCGGCTGAAGCGACTGGGGGAAGCTCAGCGCAGGATGAATGCGGCGCGTGCCAGTTATGCCCGTTCGCTGGAGGTGCGCGATCGTATTGCAGGAGCCGGAGCCACTACCACGGCTGCAGGGTTGGCAATGGGGACGCCAGTGATGGCGGCAGTAAAAAGCTATACCAGCATAGAAGATGCCATGAAAGGTGTGGCAAAGCAGGTCAATGGTCTGCGTGACGATAATGGCAACCGCACTGCACGTTTTTATGAAATGCAGGATGCCATCAAGGCTGCCAGCGAACAGTTGCCGATGGAAAACGGTGCTGTGGACTTCGCTGCACTGGTTGAAGGTGGTGCGCGCATGAACGTCGCAAACCCTGACGACAGCTGGGAAGACCAGAAACGTGATCTGCTGGCCTTCGCCAGCACAGCAGCAAAGGCGGCAACAGCCTTTGAGCTGCCAGCGGATGAACTGTCAGAAAGTCTGGGGAAAATCGCCCAGCTCTACAAAATCCCTACCCGCAATATTGAACAGCTAGGTGATGCGCTGAACTATCTGGATGATAACGCCATGTCGAAAGGGGCAGACATTATTGATGTCATGCAACGTCTGGGCGGTGTGGCGGACCGTCTGGATTATCGTAAAGCGGCGGCGCTGGGTTCCACCTTTCTGACACTGGGCGCTGCGCCGGAGGTTGCAGCCAGTGCAGCAAACGCGATGGTGCGTGAATTGTCCATTGCCACCATGCAGAGCAAGAGTTTCTTTGAAGGGATGAATCTGCTGAAACTCAATCCTGAAGTGATTGAAAAGCAGATGACGAAGGATGCGATGGGAACTATCCAGCGTGTGCTGGAGAAGGTGAACGCACTGCCGCAGGACAAGCGTCTGTCTGCCATGACTATGTTGTTTGGTAAAGAGTTTGGCGATGACGCGGCGAAACTGGCAAACAACCTGCCGGAACTACAGCGCCAGCTAAAACTGACAGCGGGCAATGATGCGCTCGGCTCCATGCAGAAAGAATCCGACATTAACAAGGATTCACTTTCTGCGCAGTGGTTGCTGGTCAAAACCACTGCACAGAATACCTTCAGCAGCCTGGGCGAAACGCTGCGCCAGCCGCTGATGGATATTCTGTACACGGTGAAAAGCATCACGGGGGCGTTGCGCCGCTGGGTGGAAGCTAACCCGGAACTGACAGGCACACTGATGAAAGTAGCGGCTGTTGTGGCTGCGGTTACCCTAGGCCTCGGCACCTTAGCGGTGGCGCTGGCTGCAGTGCTGGGGCCGCTGGCAGTCATCCGTCTGGGATTCTCTGTGCTGGGTATCAAAACGTTACCTTCCGTTACGGCAGTAGTAACACGAACCAGCAGCGCGTTGTCCTGGTTACCGTCTGCATTCACCGTCGCAGGTTGCTGACGCGTCACGCTTTCCGGCAGTTTCGCCTTTGCAGCTTCTTTACTGACAATGCCGAGTTTATCCAGCAACCAGGAAACACCGGATTTCAGGGAGTCCAGCGGATGCATGACCATATTCAGCCCCTCCGCCAGAGCCTCCCCGAATCGTCGCCCCATTGCCGCTGCGCTCTGCAGTTCGGCAGAGGTCGATTTAACAGGCGTCAGCAGATCAGTAAACCAACCCCACAACGCCTGCACTTTGTCGCCAATCCACTGAAACACAGGCTTAAGTGGTTCGAATGCAGCACTGATGGGACCTGCCGCCGCTTTGAATCCTTCCACCACACCAGCGAGAAATGCGGTGATGGGTTGCCAGTATTTCCAGACAACCAGCGCCACGCCCGCCAGTGCAGTAACCACAAGACCTATCGGACTGAGCAGAGCACCTAACAGACCAGATATGGCATACAGGGCAACGCGCAGCATCGCCAGCGGACCGGATGCCAGTACTCGCAGCACCGCGCCTGCGGCAGCCAGTCCACCGCGTAGTGCTGCCAGTGGATTCATAAACATCACAGCAACAGCACGTAAACCGGATAATCCAGACCGCAACAGTGCAACCGGCACACCTGCTACAGTTTTCAGGACATTCCCCGTCAGTGATGCCGTGCGGCGCAAAGACGACAACGGCGCAGTAAGTAAACCCGCTGCGTTGCCCGATGAAGCAAGCCCGCGTCGCAGCAGTGCCAGTGGAGCGCCAGCTAAAGTGATGATGCCATCGGGTGGTTTTCCATCATGGGGATATGGCTTTGCGGGGATGTATGACAGCGGCGGCTATATCCCGCGCGGGCAGTTTGGCATCGTCGGTGAAAACGGGCCGGAAATTGTTAACGGCCCGGCAAATGTGACCAGCCGGAGAAATACAGCTGCACTGGCTGCCGTTGTTGCCGGAATGATGGGCGTTGCTGCCGCGCCTGCAGAGCTTCCACCGTTGCATCCTTTGGCACTTCCCGCGAAAGGCGGCGAAGCGATGGTGAGTCGTGCAGCCACTGTGCCGCCCGTTCACCGGATTGAGGCACCGACGCAGATCATCATTCAGACGCAGCCAGGACAAAGTGCGCAGGATATTGCGCGGGAGGTGGCACGCCAGCTTGATGAACGTGAACGCAGGCTGAAGGCAAAAGCCAGGAGTAACTACAGCGATCAGGGGGGATACGACGCATGATGATGGTGCTGGGATTGTACGTGTTTATGCTGCGCACCGTTCCGTATCAGGAACTGCAGTATCAACGCAGCTGGCGACATGCGGCAAACAGCCGGGTAAACCGTCGTCCATCCACGCAGTTTCTGGGACCGGACAACGATATGCTGACGCTTTCTGGTGTTCTTATGCCGGAGATAACGGGCGGCAGGCTGTCGTTGCTGGCTCTGGAGCAGATGGCAGAACAGGGAAAAGCATGGCCCCTGATTGAAGGCAGCGGCACGATTTACGGCATGTATGTGATTGAGGGACTGAATCTGACTAAAACGGAGTTTTTCCGCGACGGTATGCCGCGCCGGATTGAGTTCACCCTGTCGCTCAAACGGGTGGATGAATCCCTGTCCGATATGTTCGGTGATCTCAGTACGCAACTGAATAATCTGCAGGACACGGCAACATCTGCCTTAAGTGATATCAGTAAAACGGTGGGAGGGCTGCTGTCGTGAATTTCAGCTCTGAACTGCTTAACAAAGGCAACAAAACTCCCGCATTCAGCATCAGTATTGAGGGCAGGGATATCACCACTGTGCTGGATAACCGCCTGATGAGGCTGACGCTGACGGATAACCGGGGCTTTGAAGCGGACCAGCTTGATCTGGAGCTGGACGACGCCGATGGAAAAATAGCGCTGCCGCGCCGTGGTGCGGTCATTACGCTGGCGCTGGGCTGGAAGGGGCAGCCGCTTTTCCCGAAAGGGGCATTCACGGTGGACGAGATTGAACACACTGGCGCACCGGACCGCCTGACTATCCGGGCGCGAAGTGCTGATTTTCGGGAAACGCTGAATACCCGCCGTGAAAAGTCGTGGCACAAGACCACCGTTGGGGAAGTGGTGAAGGAAATAGCTGCGCGTCACAAGCTGAAGATGGCACTGGGTAAAGACCTGTCGGATAAGCCCGTGGAACATATAGACCAGACTAATGAGAGTGACGGCAGTTTTCTGATGCGGCTGGCGCGCCAGTACGGTGCTATTGCGTCAGTGAAAAATGGCAATCTGTTATTCATCCGGCAGGGACAGGGTAAAAGTGCCAGCGGTAAACCACTGCCGGTGATCACTATCACACGTAAGGACGGCGACAGTCACCGCTTTACCCTGGCAGATCGCGGAGCCTATACGGGCGTAATTGCCAGCTGGTTGCATACCCGCGAACCCGCGAAGAAAGAAAGCACTACGGTGAAGCGTAAGCGCAGGACTAAGAAGCAGAAGAAAGAGCCGGAAGCGAAGCAGGGCGATTACCTGGTGGGTACGGATGAAAACGTGCTGGTACTTAATCGCACTTATGTCAACCGGAGCAACGCCGAACGAGCGGCGAAAATGCAGTGGGAACGCCTGCAACGCGGCGTTGCGTCATTTTCGCTACAACTGGCAGAAGGGCGGGCAGATCTCTACACGGAAATGCCTGTGAAGGTCAGTGGTTTTAAACAGCCGATAGATGATGCGGAATGGACCATTACGACTCTGACACATACCGTCAGCCCGGATAACGGTTTTACGACCAGTCTGGAGCTTGAAGTGAGGATTGATGATTTCGAAATGGAATGATTCTTCGCAATGGAGAACTTTTAAGTTTGCAAAATGGAATAATGCGGTATCATTATTGTGAATTTAGCAAAAATGGGGGAGAACTCGAAAAATGATGATTTGCCCACTGTGTGGAAGTGCCGCCCATACTCGCAGCAGTTTTCAGGTATCTTCATTGACCAAAGAGCGTTACAACCAGTGCCAGAACATTAACTGCAGCCATACTTTTGTTACCCATGAAACTTTTGTTCGTTCGATTGCAACGCCAAAAGAGTCAAATCCGGTTCAGCCGCATCCAATGAAATCAGGACAGGTGGCGCTCTCTCTTTGACGCTGCCGCCATTTTGTCGCCATCGTTAAAAAACAGTGCTTCTAATAACATGATTTTAAAAGGCATAAATTTCAGGCAACAAAAAACCCATCAACCTTGAACCGAAATGGCGGGGTTGATGGGCTCCACAAAATGGGGACATCAAAGAAAAGCAGTGGCACTAATTAAGACTGATGCCCTGCGGAAAAGTTCTGCGGTTGTGCAAAAAAATTTCATTTTCAGGGCAACTTCAGTTTTATCCTAATCCTGGCCATACCATGACGATGATTGTCCCTGCCAGCGTCAGCAGGACGTTGGCGATTGCGTAGGTGCCCGCATAGCCCAGCGCAGGGATGTTACTGCGAGCTGTATCACTGATGATCTCCATTGCCGGCGCGCAGGTGCGTGCGCCCATCATTGCGCCGAACAACAGTGCGCGGTTCATTCGCAATACATAAGCACCGAACAAGAAACAGATAACCACGGGCACAAGACTGACAATTAATCCGGCAATCAACATCTGACCGCCAATCGCGCCCAGGCCGTTATTAATACCGCTACCGGCGCTCAGACCAACGCCTGCCATAAACACCATCAAGCCGAACTCTTTCACCATGCTTAATGCACCTTGCGGAATGTAACCGAAGGTCGGGTGGTTAGCACGCATAAAGCCCAGCATAATTCCGGCGAATAACAACCCGGCAGCGTTCCCCATGCCGAAACTGAATGTGCTGAACTGGAAGGTGATCATCCCGATCATCAGCCCAATAACAAAGAAGGCGCAGAATGCCAGCAGGTCAGTGACCTGGCTGTGAATCGAGATAAAGCCGATGCGATCGGCGATGGTTTTTACGCGGCGGGCATCGCCGCTGACTTGTAAAACGTCACCTTTGTTAAGCACGACGTTGTCATCTATCGGCATCTCAATCTGGCTACGAATGACGCGGTTAAGGAAGCAACCGTGATCGGTCAACTTCAGTTGTGCGAGACGTTTACCTACAGCGTTATGGTTTTTAACGACCACTTCTTCAGTGACGATACGCATGTCGAGAAGGTCACGATCGAAAACTTCTTTACCGTTACGGAAGCTGGGATCGAGTCGGGCATGGGCGTCGGGATAGCCTACCAACGCTATTTCATCGCCCATTTGTAGCACGGCATCACCGTCTGGATTTGCCAGAATCCCGTTACGTCGAATACGTTCAATGTAGCAGCCGGTTTGTCGATAAATACCCAGTTCACGCAGATTTTTGCCGTCGGTCCAGGCCACCAGTTCCGGGCCGACGCGATAGGCGCGGATCACCGGTAAATAAACCTTACGGTTGGCATCAGTGTCCAGGCCACGTTCGCGGGCGATTTGCTGGGCGCTGGTCTGTAAGTCCTGATGCTGCAATTTCGGCAAGTAACGCGCACCAACAATCAAACTCACCAGACCGATTAAATAGGTTAAGGCATACCCGAGGCTCAGATTATCCAGTGCCAGTGAGAGCTGCCTGCTTTCCATGCCGGAATGACGCAGTGTATCGCCAGCACCGACCAGAACCGGTGTCGACGTCATAGAGCCTGCTAACATACCGGCCGTCAGGCCAATATCCCAGCCAAACAGCTTACCTAACCCTAAGGCGATCACCAGCGCACTGCCAACCATCACCAGTGCTAACATTAGGTAATTTTTCCCATCGCGAAAAAAAATGGAAAAAAAGTTCGGTCCGGCTTCGACCCCGACGCAGAAAATAAACAGCATAAAGCCAAGATTAAGCGCATCGGTGTTAATGCTGAAATGTTGTTGGCCTAATAACAGCGATACGACTAAAACGCCAATGGAATTACCCAGTTGGATCGAACCAAGTCGTAACTTTCCGAGACATAGCCCAAGCGCGAGGACCACAAATAATAACAGAATGTAATTCCCATTTAACAATTCGGCGACGTTTATATTCACGGAGGCTAACTTCTTGTTTACTAGTAAGCTGTTGAAAGAAATGGTAATTTACGATAATGTTTTTTACCAGAATTCAGGGCGCAGATTCATTCAGCGCACCTAAACGATAGTAAAGTAACAATATATTTTACTAGTGTAATCACATTAGGTATCAACGGCTATATGAATTGCGTTGGCCTATATTAGCATGGAATGCGAAGCGGCTTTATCTTACTGAACGCCACACTGGCGAAAAATGTGTTCGATAGACGCAGTGTCAGGAGGAACGAGTGAAACATAAACAACGTTGGGCGGGGGCAATCTGCTGTTTTGTCCTCTTCATTGTGGTGTGCCTTTTTCTGGCGACGCACATGAAAGGCGCTTTTCGGGCTGCCGGGCATCCTGAAATCGGCTTGCTATTTTTCATTCTTCCTGGAGCAGTCGCCAGCTTCTTTTCACAGCGTAGAGAAGTCCTGAAACCTCTGTTTGGCGCAATGCTGGCGGCACCCTGTTCGATGCTCATTATGCGGCTGTTTTTTTCACCGACGCGCTCATTCTGGCAAGAGCTGGCATGGTTACTAAGCGCGGTGTTCTGGTGTGCGCTGGGGGCACTGTGTTTCTTATTTATCAGTAGTTTGTTTAAACCACAGCACAGAAAAAATCAGTAAAGCCCTCAACGCGAGGGCTTGTCAGACGATCAGGCGTCCAGATTTTCTTTCACCCATGCAGCAAAATCGGTATAGCCGCCGATATGTTGCTGATCGACAAAAATCTGCGGCACGGTTTCTACGGGTTTACCTGCCTTTTGTTGTAGATCTTCTTTAGTGATCCCTTCCGCACGAATATCTACATACTGATACTGAAAATCATCGCGTTCATTGCTCAATTTCTCAGCCAGATCTTTTGCACGCACACAGTAAGGGCAACCCGAACGACCAAAAATAACGGTTTGCAT